GTTACCACCCAACCCTTTTCTCTTTGAAATTCTTGAACTTGCAAGCAAGCAAAGAGCAAAAGCAAAGAAAGTTGAGGTTCTTCAGGAATATCAAAATGATGCACTAAAAAGCATCTTCATTTGGAACTTTGATGAGACTGTTATTAGTCTTGTTCCTGAGGGTGAGGTTCCATATGCAGATGGTAATGATCAATCTGTTTACTCTGGAACCTTATCTGAAAATCTGGCACGGGAAGCAAAGGGTGGAGAGTCTGCGACAGGACAAGATCTGGACGGTAGAGGTAAGACTTCACTACGTAGAGAATATAAAAACCTTTACAATTTTGTGAAAGGTGGCAATGATTCTCTCAGTAATATTCGCAGAGAGATGATGTTTATCAATCTTCTTCGTGGTTTGCATCCACGGGAAGCTGAAGTTCTTTGTCTGGTAAAGGACAAAAAACTTGCAGAGAAATACAAAATCACTTATGATGTAGTGAAACAGGCATATCCTGACATTCAATGGGGTGGACGCAGTTGAAAATTATTAAAGAGGATTGTGATCCTAATGTGGACAACAAGACAGATCTTCCTAATAGTTGCTACCTTGTCACATATAAAGTAGATGATGTAGAGCACTACGATTTAGTTGTTGGAGCAAAACAATCAAAAATCTTTGATGCTTATTATGATAAGTATAGAGAAAATTTTGTAACCATGGTGCAATCTGAGGGAAGAGCTAATCCAAAACTTTGGGGTAATCCTCCTCCAAAAGAAAAGAAGAAAAAATAATGACAGGGTTCAAAGGATTTACTAACGGCTCTGATAAAAATGGAAACGTTAGGTTTGAAATAGACACTGATGAAGTTGGAAAACTTATCAAGAAATACAAAAAACTAAAGAAATTTCAAAAATCAAATATCGCTGAATTATCTAAACTTTCTGGAATCGAAACAGAAGTTGATCGCTTGGTTAACGAATATGGTATCGACTCAGAAGCAATAGAATAATGGGAAAGCATTATCTCCTTAATCTTTATGGATGTGATTTTGATTATCTTAACAATGAAACATATCTAAGAGAATTGTTGGAGATCGCTGCTGAGGCAAGTGGTGCAACTGTTATTCAGACTATTTCAAAAAAGTTTGAACCGCATGGCGTAACTGCTGTTTGTCTTCTCTCTGAGAGTCATATCAGTATTCATTCTTGGCCCGAAAAAGGAGAAGCAGCAGTGGATATATTTACATGTGGTGACGCTGAACCTAAGATAGGTTGCGATATTATCATTTATCAGTTAAAATCGGAGAACCATAACCTTAGTTACATTGAGCGTTGATCAATAACTAAATATCCACATGACATCTTAATTATGACTTACAAACCTTACAGTCCTGAGTGGCATCGAAAAAGATATCTTAAAGAAGCAATCGACACTTACTTCGATGACTACGTGGATAATGAAATAATCTACAGTGATATCATGGATATCCTTGGTGCGAGGATGACTTCTGCTATTGATGAAGTCAATAAGGTTTTAGATCTAAAAGACAAACTCAAAACGAACTAACATGCTTTCCACCGCATACCGCCTTCGTCTGGAGTCTATCTGCCGTTGTATTGCCAACAAAGAAGATGTTCCACTAGAGGATATGATTTGGGCAGAAAAACTTGCCAAGGCACACACCCTTGCTAGGGATTGGTTGAATAAAGCACGTCGTCAAGCCGCTCACGATATTGAGGAGGGAACTGTTGATGATTTTATGAATAGGATGGGACTAGGTGATCCCGATCCATCCAATTATAAAACGGGATTCGATGGTGCAGATGAAATCGTAGATTGGTTTAAGCAAGATAAACCGGATGATTGGAGGCAACGTGATTAAAAAATGACATCACTTCCTATTATATTAGATGATTTATTTGTTAAAGATTATCAGGATCAGATAGAAGATTGTATGTTTGACGTTAACTGGCGTTTTAATAATGATAATGTTCTTGGAACAAGTACTTTTGATTCTAAGTATCGTCATTTTGTAAATCCTCTAGAATATGATATTGCTCCAGGTGTTGTTGCTGATTTATTGACTCCTTTAAATTCAAAGGTATTTGAAAAAATACGTTTGATGATACGTGATGTATGTAATAAAATTAATTTTAATATTGAAAAGATAGAAAGATGTCAAGGTGCTATAGGAGCTTTCATACCCAACAAAACTAGAAAAAACACAATTCATACAAATCGTGATGTTCCGCACTTAGTGTTGCTTTATTATGTAAATGATTCTGATGGTGATACCATCTTATATGATAAAACAATAGAGGATATTCCTTATTCAGTGCAATATCCAGATGAATATTGTGACATGAATATAACTCACAATGTCACTCCAAAGAAGGGCAGAGTTTTGGTTTTTGATGGAAGATATTATCATGCATCATCAAGTCCAACAAAATCAATGAGATGTATTATAACTCTTGATTTATTTGGAAATTTTTTGGATAACAGTTATTCTTTTCCTATACCAGAGACGCGGAAAATTACTTATTCATAAAATATTTAATACAGGAGAAAAAAATAATGCAAGCATGGATCTATAGTAACGGAAATCAAGAATGTGAAAGAGCTGCTATGCTTCTTAAAAGTATTCATAATGATTTTCATGAATATCTTTTAGATGTAGATTTTACTGAAGCACAATTCAGAGCAGAGTTTGGAGAAGGTGCAGAGTACCCGCAGATTGCTATCGGAGTTAAGCATCGCGGAAGTCTTAAAGAGACATTGAATTATCTTAACAAGATCAACTATAAATGTTCGTGTTGATACCAACACATTTGACTAAATAGAATTGATAGTGTATACTACACTTGTCGTTCATCTCATGCTCAGTATCTTACTGGCATTAACCCTTGCCCATCATAATGACGCTAATCCTTACGATTGGCATATGTCTTGTGAAAGGTTTCTACAACGATCAGTTGAAATTCACATGGATCTCAATCTTGATCGCCAATCTAAATATAATCTTATAGGTTACCTTAGATCGAAAGTCGCGGGGGAATGTAAGGGAGCATACACATGAGACGCAAGTAAGTCGCGGAACGGATCGTTCATCCGTCTTTGACGGACGCAAACGACTGAAGGAACGGGAACTCGGATCACCCTACGGGGTTAAAGGAGCAAAATCACCCACTTCAGGAGAAAACAAATGAACACCCTTCAACTTATCAAAGAGCAGATTAACAAGCAATCTGCTGTTCATGATGCACAAATCACTCTCACCAAATATCGTGGTGTAGATTGTGAAGTTCGTAAGTCAGGAAAAGCACCACATGGCACATTCTGCTATCGTGGACGCACATACACTAAGTGAGGCACTTATGGAAGCACTACAAATCACAGGCGTAATTACCTTGGCATGTGTTGCTGCTATGTCTTTAATTTATGGCGAAATCGTTCTTCTTCAACACTCTTGAGGAGGAATTAAATGCTGAAGATCAAATTAGAATATGATCTTCCAGACTATGATCCCAAAGTTCACGATCCAGATAAAGCCTTTGCGCTTTTAACTTATCGTGGAGTCAATTATGCCAAGTGGGTATTTTTAAAATCACGCGGAATTAAAAATTGGGATGTGTTTAGTTGACTTACAGACAATGTAATGATAAAGTGGGGGCACTCGCCCCCCTTTTTAATGGAAGCAGAACAGCAAGAGAGATTGAAACTTATTGTTCGCAATCTTAAGTCTCTAGTAGAGGCACTGGAGTCTGAGGTATATTCTGACGTATCTAAATATAATAGTGAAGGTAGTGCAGTTATAACTGATTACGATGAGATCTTTGATGACGACGACGGTTATCCCGATTAACTTCTATGGAAGAGTTATCTCTCAAAAAAGCAGCAAAGAAAATTATTAAAAGAGCAAAAAAACATCCAGAGTGGTATTCCCAAGGGGATGTAACTTATGCTAAACTTGTAAAAAAAGAACTGAAAGAAAGTGAACGACGTAAAACTGATCAGTGTAACTCCTGATGCGGAGAAACACATCGCATATTGTGCTCGCGTAAGTAATCCTCAAAATCAGGAGAACGAAAAGTTCTCTGGATTGTTGAAGTATTGTATTAAGCATCAGCATTGGAGTATCTTTGAGCAAGCATTCATGACTTTGGAAC